TCCCCGTCAAAGAATACAGCTATCTGATGGACATTCTGCATACGAAGAATATTTAGCTTATCTTCGTTAATGTTATTTGTGCCAAAGCAACAAATAGCATTATCAATACCTTTGTCATGAAGGTTGAGCATGTCAAACAAACCTTCTACAAGAACTACTTCTCCGTGTCGAGGAAGAACTCTTGGAAATAATGGAATTTTTACACCGGGAGGGCTGAACCTATACTTAGGAACACCGTCCCCTGTGTGTCTACCTTGAAACCCTACAATCTTTCCTGACAGGTCTCGAATAGGAAAATTAATTCTATTCGTAAAGTCTGAGTCGTTATGTTGGAATGCGTCAAACTTTGCATATGTTTTTGGAGAAATATCTCTCCAGTTTCCTACATAGGGTAGGTAGTTTACAGGCATTTCCAAACCGATAGACTCCGCTCGCTTTTGTCGAATTTTTTCTATAAGAGCGTTTCTTTGGACCTGCAACCCCGTTGCGACTTCGCCAAAGTGAGTAAAGATATTACCTCTGAACTCACACGAGAAGCAATTGAACCTACCGTCAATACGGTCAATTCTCATGCTAGGATTTCGATCAGGGTGCTCAGGGTTAAGACAGTGTACTACATAATCATTTCCTTTTATCATGTAAGGAAGTTGCTTAGAGCTTAATAGTTCTTCTACTGTCATTATCCGAATCGCCAGATATCAAGGCCCCATCGACGACCTTTTTCTTTTGTTCTGTGGATGAGAACTTCGTAATTCGCTATCAGTTCTGTTTCTAAGTAAGAAAGCGGCATAGCACGAAGTTCGGCTATTATATCACCAGCCTGCTCAGATCTTTGATCTAACAAAGCTTCCTGCAGCCGACGTAAAAGTCGGAATTTTTCTTCATTTTGTTTCATATAATATACATTGTCAATTATATGAAACATCAAAGGTAGCGACAAGTAGCTCGATAAGCTCCTGCTCACTGTCACTAAGGTTTTCAATATCTAAGAAGCGCTTGTTACGCTCATAGATTGAGTGGGCCTCAATAGGAGATAATTCATCAACCCCCTGCACATGCCATGCAAGCTCCTTTAGCTGGGGATAGTCTGAGAATGCTAGTCGAACCGGCAGTTTGCCCACATCGTCTCTATTAACCTCACACTCTTTGTTCGTTTCTTTCATTGGAATATTATATACGCTTTTATATGTAAAGTCAAGAACTATTTTTAGGAAAGGGCTTCCCAGAAAGTAATAGGTTTTTCTTCTTCTTCTTCTTCTCTGTCAAACAAATATATCAGTTTCATAGTTCAAAGATATCATCTTGGTTAGGACCCTCTTCAGAGTCATCAGAAGTTTTATCTCCAGGAGGAAGAGCACTATTCGGTCCAATACGAAGACTAGACCTATTGTACTCAGACGTGAAATGCCGCATACCTGCGTTACGCATTTTCTCACACTTGAAGGTGATACAAGAATCCTTTTCAGTGTAAGCATCTAAAGTGTACGCTGCATCTGCCGAATCCAGAATACCTTTAGCGAAACGTGCTTCGCCAGTTGCGTCAATTTGGTATGGTGAGATAACCGTACAGTTGTACTCTTGTGCCATGCCTTTGAGGGCTTTACTTACTTCTATTTGTTCCGTCCAGTCAAACTGACCGGCTCGAGTATTTAGACCCCCACGCTTTACTTGGTTGATATAGTCAACAAGGACTACACCTGTATCTAGGTTTTCAACCTTTTTATCAAGCTCCGCTCGAATACGAGACAAAGAAAGGCTCGGATCATAAATTACATCTAGCTGATTAGTAGGGTGAAGCTCACAGGTAGTTGTAAGCTCATGATGGAACTTATCGAAGTCTCTATGGACTTTATAGTCCTCGAGTTTTGGTTCGCTTTCTACAAAGCGACTTGCCCACCATTCTGCAACTGCATACCATTCAAATATAGAAAGGTTTTTAGTTTTAAGTTTGCCAAAATCTAAGCCTGTGGCAATAGAACAAAGTCTCTGGAGAATTTGACGACTGGGCATTTCTATAGTAAAATAGAGTGCTGAGCGACCAGACTTCCAGATGTTATGAGCAATATTTGCACACGTAATGGACTTACCTGCACCTCTTCTACCCCCAATCAGAACTAAGTCTGTAGGTGAAAAAGTAAACATATCATCATACTCAGCATTCAAGCCAAGTGGAATGAACTTGTCAAGATCATCATCGGAATCAAACAAAGGAATACGCTGCATACTCTCTTCTGGTTTCTGCAGGTCTACCTTGTCTTCTATATCAATAACAATCTGATGCAGGTGAGACACACTTTCTTCTGCATCTTCAAAAGACACAGAATTCTCTACATAGTTCTCGAGGGAGTCTAGGACTTCTTTTTGAGTATACTCATTCTTGAGATACTCCAGAAGCATATATGCGTCTGCTTCTACCTCTACAGACTGAATAGCATAAAGCTTTTCAAGAGTTGCAGAATCGCGTAGACTAAGTTCTAAATCCTCAAAGGTGGGGAGTTTGTGATATTTACTCGAGTGTTTCTCTATTTGTGAAAAAATAGTATGATACTGCGAAGGTAAATAATCTCGACGAACGTTACTCCAGGTCTCAAAGTCCTGAAGCATAAGCACTTGTTTTATAAGTGCGCTCGCTAAGTTCAAACTTCCCCCCGAAAAACTTGCAAAGAGAAGCCCCCCACCGAAATAGGAGGCTTAAAAAAGCCCCCCACCGAAGCAGGGGGCTTACAAAAAAGAATTAGCCTGCGGCTTTTTCTTTTCGAGCACGACCATCGTAGTCATTAGCAGTAAGGCCACGACGGGTAAGCATCGTTTTTACACCGCGAATGGTTTTGCCGATTGTATCAGCAATTTCTTCTACGGTCATCTCTTCGATGCCATTGATCCCTTCGAAGGGGTCTTCTTTCGCAGTGCCTTTGGTGTGCTCTTGACGCGGAATCGCGTCGATCACACCCATACGCAGCAAGCTGAGAGCTTTACCACGAACGCTAGGAATCTCACGACCGAGAGCGTCAGCGATATTCTCAACAAAAGCGCCGTCGTTTACCATTGTGATAAACTGGGCCTCCTCTGTTTCGGAATAGGTCCGAACCGTTTCCACTTTGGGAGCCGGCTTCACGTGGTCCGTGAGTTCCATAGACAGGATCTTTCCTTGAACCTGCTTTTTGTTGAAAGTCCCGCTTTCAAAATGCTCAGCTACTTGAGCATAGGTGTATTCGCCACTGTTATCCTGCACGAATGCAGAGAGAGTTGAAGCCTGAGCGTCGCTAAAGCTACGACCCCCAGAGGCGGATACTAGTGATACCTCGTAACCCATCTTTCGCAGTTTGCTCGAGATAGAACGAGTAGAGGTTATAAGCAAATCAGCAGCTTCTGCTACAGTTGCTTGAGAGATAGGTTCTTCGTCACCTACAAAGTGTACGAGGTCTTCAGTGCGCTCGTCAGTCCATTTAGGCAATGCCATGTGTTTCTCCAATAAGGTCTTTTAAATGTGTAATAACAATAATGCCAGAGTCTCTTGCTCTTTGAGTCTTTGCTGATTCGATACCACTTTCGTTTACTAGATGCGTAACATCCCTTGTTATAGACGACTTCACAAGGTAGCCTTGCTCACTCAGAGCTTCTGCTGCCGCTGCTTTCGTCTTAAAACTCTTTAGTCTACCAGAAATACAGACTACTCCCTGAACAGAGGGTTGTGCTGTTGGTTGGTTGAACTTGAAACTATGTGGTAGTTCACAGAAAGGGTATTCATTTTCTACCCAATTTAATAGCGACTGAGTAGCCTTTGGTCCAAGACCCGCTTTTTGGCAACTTTCATAGTTTACATCATAAATGTTTTTACAGATTGATGAAAGTTTAGCGGAAGCTGTCTTGCCAACCAAAGGAATACCTAGTGCCGGTAGAAGTAAGTTTAGACTTGCATTTACCGAGTTTCTAATTTCAAAAAATAGCTTCTCTGCAACCTTCTCAGAAGCGAGAGCCTCTGCTATCATCATCTTTGTCAGGGTATAAATATCTGCAAAGTCTGATAACTCCAGCTTTTGTATACTGGCGGGGCCAAGCCCTTTGATTTTCAAAGTCTTAGCGAAGTGCTCTATCTTCCTTGAAGATTGAGAGAAGCAGTCAGTATTCCTACAATAGAGTAAATCGTTCGACCACTCAAGTGCAGCTTCACAGCTAGGGCACTCTGTGGGGGGAACGATTTCTGTCATGTTGGAACCTTTCATTGAAATTGAACACATATTATATGAAATTTTGAGGTTTTTGTCAAGAACTATTTTTTCTGATGTCAGACTAGTCAACACGTCTGACAATCCGCGGTATAACTTCACCACTACGAATAACTTCTACTTGACACCCCAGTTCAAGGTTTAATGCACGAATATATTGAATGTTATGCAGCGTTGCACGAGAAACGGTAGCGTCGTTAATATTAACGGGTTCCAGAATTGCTACTGGACTTACAACTCCTGATTTTCCTACTTGCCACACAACATCCAAAAGTCGAGAGAGAACCCCCTCTTTCAAGTCTTTTCTAGCTACACTCCCTCTTGGGTGGTGTGCTGTAAACCCCATATTATAGTACAAAGTACTAGAGT